AACTAGATGGTCTTGATACAACTATTGACTGGAAAAATACAGGTGATAACTCTTATGATGGTGAAAAGCTAAAGCTATTAGCTCATGATGAAAGTGGTAAATGGGAAAGACCTGATAATATATTAAACAACTGGAGGGTTACAAAAACTACACTACGTCTTGGTTCTAGAATTGTAGGTAAATGTATGATGGGCTCAACTTCAAATGCTTTAGATAAAGGTGGAGAAAACTTTAAAAGACTTTACAACAATTCAGACGTTACTAAAAGAAATAGAAACGGACAAACATCTTCTGGACTCTATAGCTTGTTCGTTCCTATGGAATGGAACTATGAGGGATTCATCGATACTTATGGATTACCTGTCTTCGTTAGAGGCAAAAATCCAATCAAAGGAGCTGATGGTTACGATATTACAACAGGAGTTATCGAGCATTGGGAAAATGAAGTTGACGGTTTAAAGTCTGATCAAGACAGTTTAAATGAATACTACAGGCAATTTCCAAGAACTGAAGCGCATGCTTTTAGAGACGAAACAAAAGAGAGTTTATTTAATTTAATAAAAATCTATGAACAAATAGATTATAATGATGAATTTAATAACAAAGCTAATGTTACTAGAGGTAAATTTATCTGGGAAGGTGGGATTAAAGATACTAGAGTTCAATTTGTTCCTGACAATAATGGAAGATTTAATATAAGTTGGGTACCACCTAGTAATTTGCAAAATAGAGTTATAGTAAAAAATGGTGTTAAATATCCAGGTAACGAGCATATTGGAGCTTTTGGCTGTGATAGTTACGACATTAGCGGTACTGTTGATGGTAAGGGTTCTAATGGAGCTTTACACGGATTAACCAAGTTTTCAATGGAAGACGCTCCACCTAATCATTTCTTTTTAGAATATATAGCTAGACCTGAAACAGCTGATATATTTTTTGAAGAAGTTTTAATGTCTTTAGTATTTTATGGTATGCCAATACTAGCTGAAAACAATAGACCTAGATTGTTATACTATTTAAGAAGAAGAGGTTATAGAGGGTTTAGTATGAATAGACCTGATAAACTTTGGAATAGATTATCTACGACTGAAAAAGAAATAGGTGGAATACCTAATTCAAGTGAAGACATTAAACAAGCACATGCTGCTGCTATAGAAGCTTATATAGAAAACTATGTAGGCATATTAAAAGATTCTTTTGGAGATATGTATCACCAAAAAACATTACAAGACTGGTCTAAGTTTAACATAAACAACAGGACTAAGTTTGATGCTACTATTAGTTCAGGTCTAGCTATAATGGCTTGTAATAAAAATAATTATAGGCCTAATGCAATTAAAAATAAACAACCATTGAATTTAAGTTTTAAAAAATATGATAATGATGGTTTTGTTTCAAAAATACAAAATAAATGATAGAAACTAGTTATGGAAGTTCATTTCCGGATCAGGTAGTGCCTGATGCAGTTAAAGCGTCTTATGACTATGGATTAAAAGTAGGACAAGCAATAGAAGGCGAATGGTTTAGTGGTACTAGAACTGGAGCCGGAGGTTATAGATTTGCAACCAACTACAATAACTTCCATCAATTAAGACTATATGCTAGAGGAGAACAATCGGTTCAGAAATACAAAGATGAACTCTCTATAAATGGGGATTTATCTTACTTAAATCTAGACTGGACACCTGTACCTATTATTTCTAAATTTGTAGACATAGTTGTAAACGGTATGTCTCAAAAAAACTACGATATTAAAGCCTATGCTCAAGATCCTTCTTCTACTGGAAAAAGATCTGCATATGTTCAAGGCTTAATGAAAGATATTTATGCTAGAGAATATATAGCTAAAGCAAAAGCTCAACTAGGTTTAGATGTTTCAACAGGTGGTGGTAAATCTAATATGCCAACTAATCCTGATGAAGTTTCTGTTTACATGCAACTTAATTATAAGCAAGGTGTAGAAATAGCTCAAGAAGAAGCTATTAACTATGTATTAGATTATAATAAATATGATTTAGTTAGAAGAAGATTAAATCATGATTTAACAGTATTAGGTATTGCTTGTTCAAAAACTGAATTTAACTTGCAAGAAGGCGTTGGAGTTAGCTATGTTGATCCAGCTAATTTAGTTTATTCATACACTGAGGACCCAAATTTTGAAGACATATGGTATGTTGGCGAGGTAAAAGGACTTAGCATGGCAGAGCTTAAAAAACAGTTTCCAATGTTAACACCTGAAGAATTAAAGGAAATAGAAAAATATCCAGGTAATTCTAACTACAGGAACGATTGGAACGGTAGGTATTTTGATGATAAAATACAAGTTATGTATTTTGAATACAAAACATTTACTAATCAAGTATTTAAAATTAAAGAAACTCCAAATGGTTTAGAAAAAGCATTAGAAAAAACAGATGCTTTTAATCCACCAGAAGAAGTTAACTTTACTAAAGCTTTTAGATCTATAGAGGTGCTATACAGCGGTGTTAAAATATTAGGCCACCCTAAGATGTTAAGATGGGAAATGGCTCAGAACATGACAAGACCTAACGCTGACACTACTAAGGTTAATATGAATTATAATATATGTGCTCCTAGGATGTATAAAGGACGTATAGATTCATTAGTTAATCGTATAACAGGTTTTGCAGATATGATTCAACTAACGCATCTTAAGCTACAACAAGTATTGTCTAGAGTAGTTCCTGATGGTGTTTATATGGATGTAGATGGTTTAGCTGAGGTAGATTTAGGTAATGGAACTACTTATAATCCACAAGAAGCTTTAAACATGTACTTTCAAACAGGTTCTATTGTTGGTAGATCATTTACTCAAGATGGTGATATGAATCCTGGTAAAGTTCCTATTCAAGAATTACAAAGTGGTAGCGGTGGTGCTAAAATACAAAGTCTTATACAAACTTATCAATATTACTTACAACTTATTAGAGATGTTACCGGACTTAATGAAGCTAGAGATGCTAGTAGCCCTGATAAAAACTCGTTAGTAGGTTTACAAAAAATAGCTGCTGCTAATTCAAATACGGCAACTAGACACATATTACAAGCTAGTTTGTATTTAACACTTAAAAACTGTGAAAACATATCACTTAGAATAGGTGATGCCTTAATGTTTCCACTTACTAGATCAGCTTTACAAAACAGTATAACTAAATTTAATGTTTCTACATTAACAGAGCTTATGGATAAAAATATATATGATTTTGGTATATTTTTAGATCTTGAGCCAGATGATGAAGAAAAAGCTAAACTAGAAGAAAATATACAAATAGCTTTAAAAACCGGTGGTATTGATTTAGAAGACGCTATAGATATTAGAGAGGTTAAAAATTTAACATTAGCTAATCAATTGCTTAAACAACGTAGACAACAAAAGCAAGCAGCTGAACAAGCCATGAAACTTCAGCAAATACAACAGCAAGCTCAATCACAAGCGGAAGCCGCTGAAAAACAAGCACTAGCTGAAACTCAAAAGCAACAAATACTTACAGAGCAAAAAGTACAGTTTGAACAAGCTAAAGTACAGTTTGATGTAGAAAAGTATAAACAAGAGGCGAAAGTTAAAATAATGATCATGAACCAACAACACAAATTTGATTTAGAATTAAAACAAATGGAAGTTGACGGTTTAAAAACCAAAGAAAAAGAAATAGAAGATCGTAAAGATGAAAGAGTGCGTATTGAAGGTACTCAACAATCTCAACTAATAGACCAAAGACAAAACGATTTATTACCAACAAGCTTTGAAACAAGTGCAACTGAAAAAGATCAGCCAACACCTAGTGAAGAGCCTATGCCAATGCTCAATCCTTTTGGAATGGGTTAATTATTAATTATTATATTATATTATGTCAGAAAAAGAAGAAGTAAAAGAGGCTCCTGATGGAACCTTAGAACAAGGTGACTTTAAAATAAAAAAGAAACCTAAAAAATTAGTTAAAACAGAACCAACAACTAAAGTAGATTTAACTAAAAAAGAAGAAGAAACAAAACAACCTGAAGAAACTAAAGAAGTTGTACAAGAAATTGTAGAAGAAAAGGTTGAAGAAAAAGTAGAAACTAAGGAAGAGCCGGTTAAAGAAGAAGAGTTTACTGTTATAAATGAAGTAACAGAAGAAGAAACTCCTGAAGAAAAACCAGTTACAAAAGCACCTGAGCCAGTTGCTGAACAAATGGATTTACCTGAAAACGTAGAAAAACTTGTTAAGTTTATGAAAGAGACTGGTGGTACATTAGAAGATTATGCAAGATTAAGCAGGGATTATACTAATGTTGAAGAAGATGTTTTACTTAGAGAATACTACAAACAGACTAAGCCTCACTTGGATAGAGAAGAAGTAGATTTTATATTAGAAGATAAATTTTACTTTGATCCTGAAGAAGCTGAGGAACGTGAGCAAAAGAAAAAGAAACTTGCTTATAAGGAAGAAATTGCAAAAGCCAAAAACTTTTTGGAGGAAACGAAAAAGAAGTATTACGACGAGATCAAGTTGAGACCGGGCGTTACTCAAGAACAACAAAAAGCAATGGACTTTTTCAATAGATATAACAAAGAACAAGAGGTAGCAAAGCAAAGTCATGAGAGCTTTAAAGCCGCAACTAAAGATTATTTTACTAATGATTTCAAAGGTTTTGATTTCGAAGTTGGTGAAAAGAAATTTAGATATGGCGTTAAAGATGCTAATGAAGTTGCCGAGGCGCAATCTGATCTAACAACATTTATTAAGAAGTTCTTAAATGAAGATGGTACAGTTAGTGATCCAGGTGCATACCACAAAGCTATATATGGAGCTAGAAACATCGACACAATTGCCTCTCATTTTTATGAGCAAGGTAAAAGTGACGCTGTAAAAGATATTACTGCTAAATCAAAAAATATAAGCAAAGATGCTAGAACTGAGGTTCCAGGTGATGTTTATTTAAATGGTTTTAAAGTAAGAGCTATTTCTGGCGATACAAGTTCTAAGTTAAAAATAAATAAAATAAAAAAATAACTTAAACTAAAATATAAAATGGGATTTTTAGACAATTCTGCAGGTGGCGGAGCATTTCCACCATCAATTGTCCCTATGCCGAAACAACAAGCTGTGGTTGATAACTATATCAATTTTCACGACGCTAATTTTTCGACTTGGACACAACAATATCTACCTGAGCTTTACGAAGCTGAAGTAGAAAGATACGGAAACAGAACTTTATCTGCTTTCTTGAGAATGGTAGGCGCTGAAATGCCTATGACATCTGATCAAGTAATTTGGTCTGAGCAAAATAGATTACACATCGCTTATGAAGGTGTAGGTAGAACTGGTGATGTTTTAGCTATAGCTCCTGGGGAAAATAATGCTGTAAGATTAAATCAAACTATTGTTATTGCTGATGGTTTTACTACTGTGAAAGCTTTAGTAACTGTTGTTAGTGGACAAAATATTACCGCTGTACCTTACGAAGCTGCTGACTTAGGAGCTGCTGGATTAGGAACTACTGGATTAAAACTGTTTGTTTATGGTTCAGAGTTTGCTAAAGGAACTAGCCAAATGGCTGGATCTATTGAGCCTACTCCACAAACTTTTTCAAACAACCCAGTTATCATTAAAGATAAATTTGAAGTATCAGGTTCTGATGCTGCTCAAATTGGTTGGATTGAAGTTGCTACTGAAGATGGAACATCAGGTTATATGTGGTATCTAAAAGCTGAGTCTGAAACAAGACTAAGATTTGAAGATTACTTAGAAATGACTTGTGTTGAAGGTGTTAAAGCCGCTGCTGGTTCAGGTGTAACTGCTGCTGATTATACAGGTGGTGCTACTCAGTTTACTAGTGATGGTACTACTGGTGTTGCTCCAATAGGTACTCAAGGTTTATTTGATGCTATTGAAACAAGAGGTAATGTATGGCAAAATTTTGCTGGTGCTGCTGCTCCTGGAGCTGGTGCATTAGGTGATTTTGATGCTATTCTTAAGCAACTTGACAAGCAAGGAGCTATTGAAGAAAACATGTTATTCTTAAACAGAGCTACTGCTCTTGATTTTGATGATATGATTGCTGCTATGGCTGGCGGAGGTTATGCTGGTACACAAGCTGCTTCTTATGGTTTATTTGACAATGAGTCAGAAATGGCACTTAACTTTGGTTTTTCAGGATTTAGAAGAGGTTCTTATGACTTCTACAAAACTGACTGGAAATACTTAAACGATGCTACTACTAGAGGTTTAACACAAGATATTGACGGTGTTATGGTTCCTGCTGGTACTACTACTGTTTATGATCAAATGTTAGGATCAAACATTAGACGTCCTTTCTTACACGTAAGATATAGAGCTTCTCAAACTGATGACAGACGATATAAAAACTGGATTACAGGTTCTGTAGGTGGTGCTTATACTTCTGCTCTTGATGCTATGGAAGTTCACTTCTTATCTGAAAGATGTTTAGTTACTCAAGCTGCGAATAACTTCGTATTGTTTAAGTCAACTATATAATTATTAACATTTAAAAGATAAAGAAAATGGGATATATAAAATTTGCAAAAGTTGCGACTGCTAACGGTGGAAAAGCTGATTTACTACCTTGTGATAATATAGTGCATGTTGGTGTTCCAACTGCTACTTCTATTATCTTAAAGCTAGACGCTAACGTTTCCACTGTAGACGTGGCTACTATAACTTACCCTACTCAAAGTGATTTTAGTAAAATCAGAGATGCGGTAAATGATGCTATCGAAAAAGGTAATGGCGCTGCTGGCCCTGCTATCTTAGTAGATATGCCTGCAATTACATCAATTGCTATTGGATAAAAAACAATAATAAGATCCCGCTTCGGCGGGGTCTTTTTTAATTATTATATTATATTATATTATGGAAACAAAAGAAAAGAAAAAGCCTGTGGCTAAAGCCCCAGCAACTCCTGAAGTAAAAAAAGATACTTGGGAATATAAAGATAGAACTTATTTTTTAAGAGGTTCAAAAGAACCATTAACATTTAAAATTCCTTCAAGACACACTCCTAGGCATCCAATGTTTTGGTTTGATCCTGTAAAAGGCTACAACAGAGAGTTAAGATATGCGACTAATCAAAAGTCTGTGTTTGTTGATGAACAACAAGGGCCAGTTACTTTAGAGCATATTGTTTTTGAAGATGGAACTTTATATGTACCAAAAGAAAAAGTTCAATTACAAAAACTATTATCTATATACCATCCAGCTAAAGGAAAAGTTTATAATGAATTTGACAAAAAAGCTGTAGCTGTTGATGAATTAGATATGATAGAATTTGAAATTAAAGCATTAAACGCTGCTTCAGTAATGGATATTGAACAAGCAGAAGCAATATTAAGAGTTGAAAATGGCTCAGCTGTATCTGGTTTAAGTTCTAAAGAACTAAAAAGAGATATATTAATATTTGCTAAAAGAAACCCTAAATTGTTTTTAGATTTAGCAGAAGATGAAAATGTAGTACTTAGAAACTTTGCTATTAACGCAACTGAGTCAGGTATTGTTAAATTGTCTCAAGATCAAAGAACGTTTACTTGGGGTACTAACGGTAGAAAATTAATGACAGTTCCTTTTGATGAGAACCCGTATTCAGCAATGGCTGCTTGGTTCCAAACAGATGAAGGACTTGAAGTTTATAAGTCTATCGATAAAAAACTTAAATAACAAGTGATTATAAATAAGGGTGGTTTTATCGCCACCCTTTTTTTTTAAAAATATTAAAATGGCAATAAACGTAAATGAAGTTTATAAAACGGTTTTATTAATATTAAACAAGGAACAAAGAGGTTATATAACTCCTGACGAATTTAATAAGACAGGCACACAAGTTCAGTTAGAAATATTTGAAAAGTATTTTGAAGACTTGAACCAGAATTTACGCGTACGCCAAGATGAAACAGAATACGCCGATAGAGTAAAAAACATAGATGACAAAATATCTATATTTAAAACTCAAGGTAACTGCACTTGGGATGGTGCTAATAAACTTTTTACACCACCTACCAACGTACATAGAATAGGTACTGTTATATATAAAGATTCCACAGAGGTTGAAAGAGTTCAAAGAAATGATTTATTGTATTTAAAACTTTCACCTTTGACAAAGCCTTCTGTATCTTTTCCTGTATACTCATACGAGGATAAACTAACTACTACTCCAGATCCAAAAATATATATAGAGCCATCATCTATACAATCGGATATTTCAGTAACATACATAAGAAAACCTAGTAACGTAAGATTTGGATATACTGTAGGCGCTTTAGGGCAGTATATATACGATAGCAATGCATATATTCCAACAGGTTTACCAATAATAAACAACGGATTATTTAGTTTTTTAACTACTAATTTTGTAGCAACATCTAGTCAACCAACCACTATATCTTGGTCTGGCTTAACTGTTTCTTCTAATGGCATAACATATGAAGGAAATGGTACTGGGTTAAAGTTTACAATGACAATGAATTCAAATGGTATTATTACAGGTTTAAATGTAGATGAATCCGGAACTGGTTTTGCTGCTGGTGATACACTAACATTTGACTCAAGCGTGTTTCAAGCAGGTGGCGGTGGTGGCGGCGGAACCAATGCTGTTATAACATTAGCTAGTAATAGTATATATAGTGGAACAACTTTTGGTTCAACTCAATTTGAAATAGACAATACAGATCAAACAGAAGTAATACTTAATATATTAAAATATTCAGGTATAGTTATAAGAGATCCACAAATAATACAGTCAGCACAGCAGATGGCTATGACAGAAGATCAAAACGAAAAAAGTTAATAAATGGGACTAATTACAGAAACTAACGAAGAATATTACGCTGGCGAAAAAGTATTTTTAATAGCGGCAGCTACAACTCAAAGTTCTTTTGAAACAACTTTTAATACTGAATTAGTTTTAAGTTCTTCTTCTGCTGACGCTAATTTTATATTTGAAATAAGCATAGACGGTGGAGCTACTTACAATGAATACTCAGCGGGTACTATATCACTAAGTAACAACAATAAAACAATAGATGTAAGTGTTGCTGTTACTGGACCAGCTATAGCTAGAGTTACTTTAAAAATAGCTGCTGTTCAAAATAATTATGGAGGCTACTCTTATGTAAAGCTAAACGATATTATAAACACTTTTATAGCTACATACGTTGGTACAGGAAAATTAATACCAAGTGTTAAAAGAACTGACGTTGTATTTCATGCTAAACGCGGCTTACAGGAGTTTAGCTATGATACTTTAAAAAGTATTAAATCACAAGAAGTTTCTATAACTCCTAGTTTGTCTATGATAATTCCACAAGATTATGTTAATTATGTGAGACTATCGTGGACTGATGCTTATGGTATTAAACACATTATTTATCCATCTGACAATTTAACTATAAAACCAACAGATGTGCCATTACAAACTGTTAATGGAGATTTTATACAAGATCAATATGGCTCAAACACTCAAGGAACTTCTAACACTTCAAGAAACTGGGATAATTTAAACCAAAGAAGATTGAGTGGAGGTTTTGATGCTTATCAAAATGGAGTTGAAAACTACTATGGCGATAATTATATGTTTGGACCACAACAATTAGGTATGAGATATGGAGCTTTGCCTGAAACTACTCAAGTAAATGGTTATTTTACTATGAACCCAGCTAGAGGTACTATATCTTTTTCTAGTGATATGAATGGTAGAACAGTTGTTCTAGAATACATATCAGATGGTTTAGCTTATGACACTGATTCTAAGGTGCCTAAGATGGCCGAGGAGGCAATGTATATGCATATAGCTTATTCTATACTAGCTGGAAGATCTGGAGTACAAGAATACATTGTTCAGAGATTTAAAAAAGATAGAAGAGCACAGCTAAGAAATGCTAAAATAAGATTATCAGATATTAAACTAGATCAAATAGTTAGAATAATGAGAAACAAATCTAAACAGATTAAACATTAATATGGCTCAAGTTAAAAACACATTTGTAAAATCTAAAATGAATAGGGATTCAGACGCTAGACTGATTCCTAATGGCGAATATAGAGAAGGCAGAAATATAAATGTTAGTAGATCTGAAGGCGCAGATGTAGGCGCTTTAGAAAATGTTAAGGGAAATGCTAGCGTTTTGCCAGGTTTTATAAATAAACTAAATCAAGGATTAACACCTAACGAAAAGCCTTTAGAAGTTATAGGTATGTTTACACATGAAGATAGTAGTTCTATATACATGTTCTTAACTACTTTTTCAGACGCGTCAAAAACACAACTTGATAATCATGCTAAATTATTTAACTCTCATTGTTATATAACTAGAATAAAGTACAATGGTAATTTAGAAATTCCTGAAGAGAACAGATATGAATCTTCTATACTTGTTGAGGGTAGTTTTTTAAACTTTTCAAAAACACATCCTATTTTAGGTTTTAATATAGTAGAAGATTTAATGTTTTGGACTGATAATAGAAACCAGCCTAGAAAAATAAATATTGAAAAAGCTTCAGAAAGAGCTCCTGGCAATAGTTCACTTCCATATTATTACAGTGAAGACCAAATATCAGTAGCTAAATACTATCCTTACAATTCTATTTCTTTAATGAGAAAAGATGGTGGCAACTGGAGTTCTACTGTAAAAGCTACAACTACTGAGTGGTTACCAATATCTTTGTCTGCCCCTTTAGATTCTATAAAAACAGTTGGATCAAATGATGTTTTAAGCTTTCTAGACACTGCTCAACCACAGCCCGCGCCTCCCGTAGATAAACCCAACTGGGCAGGTACTGGAGCATCTAATAGCTCTATAGCTAATTTCTTTAGCAAATCAGGTTCATCAACAAGTCCTGTAGTTAGAGTTAAAAATGCTAGCGCACCTGGTAAAGTTGATTTATTTATATACTCTGTAATAGGAAATGAAGTCAACGTTGCAGCGGATAAATCATCTGTAGACACTCAAATAAGTGTTCCAGCAGGCTGGGCATCGCCAGGTGAT